GAGGTTTTTCGCTGCTACGCCGACAAGATGGTGCAGGTCGCGGAGTGGGCGACCAACATGCCAGAGACGCGGGTGGTGGCCTGGGTGCTGGCCCACCTCGCCGGCTCGTACCGAGACATCATGATCAATCTCGAGGTCAGCGGCCCCGGGCTCGAGGTGATGACGCAGATGAAATTGCTGCGGCAGGATATTCAGTATGCCCACCTCCGCCACATGGAGCCAGTATTCGATCACAGATATGCTTTAGATCAGGCTAGGTGGTACTTGTATAATAGGCCCGATACCCCGGCGGGGGGCTATATGTATAACTGGAAAATGAACAGCGACAATAAACAGGAAGTTTTCAACGGCCTCCGCGACACGTACAACACTGATCAGCTTGTTATCCGATCGCCAGCGCTGCTGGAGGAGATGGGCCACCTTATCCAGAACGGCGTACAGATCGGCGCCCGGCCCGGCAAAAAAGACGATCGTGTGGTCTCCTCTGCGCTTAGCTGTCACGCATGGCGTCATTGGGTCAGGCTGCCCATGATGCAAGACGGGCGCACCTTCGCGGTCGAAACAAGAAAGCAGCAGATTGCCGTAGAGGCCGGCGGCAAGGTGGTGGACAACATCGTGTCCACCCACTTCAAGCGAATGGCTGTGGCGCGGCAGGACGAAAGCCTTCGGCGCCTTCTGGGGGGATACGAATCATCGTGACTGACCGCTCTCACGCCCCGATTGAGCAGCGAGTGCTGCGCAGAATTGAGTACGACCCGAACGGGGGGTGCTGGCTCTGGCCGGGCGCTTGCCTCGACTCTGGCTACGGAGTCGTCAAAGTGGGCGTAGGCCAAAATGACCTGACGCATCGCGTCATGTTTCGGCATTTCAAGGGCCAGATCCCTGATGGACTTGAGATTGACCACCGCTGCCGAGTGAAAACCTGCTGCAACCCCGTCCACCTCGAGGCGGTGACTGGTCTGGTGAATACGGGTCGGTGGGCGGCAGAAAAGACGCACTGTGCGAACGGCCACGAGTTCGATGAGCAGAACACCCACCGATATGGCCCAGGGCTGCGCTATCGCGCCTGCCGGGCCTGTGGGCGAGCGCGCCGCCAAAAGCGGTTGGCCCGGCCAGAGGTCCGCGAGCAATTCAACCGACAGCGCCGGAAAGGCAAGTAGATGACGTACAAGATGACCGTGCGCGGCGCACCGCCGGCGCTGATCTTCCGCAAGTACCGCTGCACCGACTGCGAGTACGTGTTTCAGGTCACCCACACCTCGCGCGATGAGCCGATCCCGGGGTGCCCGCTTTGCGCCAGCCGCGAGCGGGCCCAGACGGCGCCGGTGTCTCTGATGCCCGCGGCTCCGGCGCTCCGGACGGGCCACCTCCACGCTGCGGTCGATATGGCCCAGGAGATGATGGAGGAGCAGGGCTACACCGACTTCCGCGACCACGCGAAGCCGGGCGACATCGCGGTGAAGGGGCCGCCCCCGCTCCAGACCGCGGCGCGCGAGGCGGCGCTTCAGGAGGTGGCGGAGTTGGCCGGTCCGGAAGCGGCGGCCTTGCTCGAGCCCAGCCTTCAGAAGCAGGTCAGCAACTTCTGGCAGAACAACTCGCTGGCCGATGTGCGGCCCCAACTCCCCGGCGCTGGAGGAGCCCCGGCGGGGGATGCCAACATCGGCGCGTTGATGGACAAGGCGAAATCTGTGCCTATCCGGCATACGGTGGCTGGCACAGCCGACATGGAATAGCCGGGGGCGCGCGATGGAACTTCCCAAGGACTCGGACCAACTGGTCAACTTCGCCCGGGAGCTGATCGAGGAGTGCCTGCACAGCCGGGATCACCGGCGTGCCCTGTCGCGCGACTTCCAGACCCTGTTCTACATGGGCTCCACGAGCGGCACGGCGTCCAAGTACAACAAGTGCTACACGCACGTGGACAAGCTCTCGTCCTACATTTTCTCCGCCGCCGACGTGCGCTTCGCTCTTGAGTTCGAGGGATGCGCCCTGCCCCAGTGGCAGGAGAAGACCAAGGCCGCGGCCCGGCACGTCAACAAGCAGTTCAACAAGGGCGACCTGGGCGGCGCGTTCGCGATGGCCAACCAGATCTCGCTGGTCGAAGGCGCGTCGATCGCGAAGCTGACGTGGAAGAACGGGGGCCTGCGCGGCTGGCCGATCCGCCCGGTGTTCTTCGGCGTCCAGCGGGAAGACCTGAACGGCTTGGACGATCAGGAGTGCTTCGTGCACTCGTACTTCGTGACCGAGGCGGCCTTCAAGCGCCTGATCATCAACCACCCGGACCGTGCCGAGTTGATGGCCAAGGTGTCGATGATCAACGGCCCGGCGGCGGACATGGAGATCGCCGGCGGGTCCTACTTCCGCGAGATCTTGGCTGGCGGCATCTCGCCCATCGGCTACGAGGGAAGCCCGGCGTTGCCCTACCGCGGCTCGGTGCAGATCACGGCTCCGCCGCTGCCGAACCTGCCGCCGGAGGTGACGGCCCGGCTGATCCAGATTGACGACCTCTGGATCTGGAACGACAACGCGAAGTGGTCGGATCAGCACGGCGAGCATACTGGCGACTGGACGACGATCCGCTATGTGCAGCCCGGCCTGATCATCGAAGGCAAATACCAGCGGCGGAACCTGTCCGACATCCCCGGGCAGCATCCCTTCGTGAAGGTCTGCTCGAACGAGGTGCCGGGGTACTTCTGGGGCCGCTCCGAGATGGCCCAGCTTGCGCAGCCGCAGGCCCAGCTCACCGATCGGACCCAGGACATCGACTCCATCTGGCGTCTGCGCGCCAAGCCCCCGCGTGCGTTCCTGGGTGTGCAGGGGATCAGCGACGAGAAGGCGCTGGCCCTGCTGGCGCCCGGCGGACACTTCGCGGATGCGGCCATCGGGTCGAAGATCGAGAACCTCGCGCCCGAGATGCCGCCCGAGGCGCTGCCGCTGCTGAGCGTGTGGTCCGACATCTTCGATGAGGTGGGCGGCTTTACGAAGATCCTGTCCGGGGAAGGCGAGTCTGGCGTGCGCGCTGGCGTCCATGCCGGAACCCTGCTCCGCACCTCGACGCCCCGCCTGCGCGAGCGCGCGCTGACGGTGGAAAAGCAGTGCTCGACCTTCGCGACCAAGGCGCTGAAGATGGCGGCGGCCAAGGACGCGGCGGTGATTGCGCCCCGCGGGGACGCCAAGCAGGCATTCCTTCTCTCGACGCTGCCCTGCGACGCGACCGTCTCGGTGGACAGCCACACTTCCAGCCCGGCGTTTGTGGACGACAACCGGCAACTGGCGGTCATGCTGGCCAAGGCTGAAGCGATCGACGGCGAGTCGCTGATCGAGATGACCCACCCGCAGAACGAGGACTTCCTTGTGGAGAAGTACCGGCAGCGGCAGGAGGCTGCGGCTAAGGCAGCGGCGGCCAATCCCGTCGCGGCGGCTGAGGCGGCGAAGGCGAAAAAGTAGCGGCGAACAGAGCCCGGTACTCCGACTCCAGCATGAAGCCCTTGGCGTTGTTGCAGCCCCAGCAGCACATGCCCCAGTTCCAGGCCGCATCATCTCCGCCCAGCGCCAGCGGGTGGAGATGATCCACGGTCACCGTGGTCTCGGTCGGATGCCCGTGCTTGGGCGCCAGCGTCATCTTGATCCGGCAGTAGGTGCAGCGACGGTTCCCGTCCTTCCACTGCCGCTTCCGCCAAGCCTTCATGGCGCCGCGCCGGCGGGAGACGCTGAAGCAGAACTGCCCAACCGGGCCGGTGTACTCGTCACCCTGCATGGAATAGCAGACCGGCTCCGGGCGCCGGGCTCGAGCCTCAGCGCGGCGCTCCCGGGTTAGGTCGCGAAGCCACTCGTCGGTGTAGTCGCAGTAGCCCATGCACCCCGCCTGACGGGCTGAGCATTGGCGAAAATCAGGAAAATCACAAGAAGCGTCACCACGCCAAAAATGTGAGGCCGAACAACACGGTCACCCTCAATATGCCGGTGCGGTCGGTACGTATTCGCGCTCGCTATTCAGTAGAGCGTTCGTTGACCACCCTCCGGACCGCATGTACTCAATGGCCTTCACAAGCCTTTGTGTTCAACGTGTTAGCGAGAGCTAGGTCCCGATGGCACTGATGCCCATGATGGGAGCGGGCCCCGGCCCTGCCGATCCGGCCTCCCCGCCGTCCGGCAATCCGGGGATGGCCGCCGACGCCATGAGCAAGGTGCGCGAGGCCATTCGACTTCTGGAGATGGCGCTGCCGAACCTCCCCACCGGGTCCGACCCGCACAAGGACGTTCTGGACTCCATCGGCAAGCTGTCGAAGTCGGTCCCGGCGACCGAGGCGATCCCTGGGGTGCAGCAGTCGCAGCTTCTCGGTCTCCAGCAGGAGGCCGCCAAGCAGGCGCCGCTCCAGGCGCTGATGCGCTCGATGGGCCAAGGCCCGAATGTTCCGCCCGTCTCGGGCATGTAGGAGACTGTCATGGCCGACTCCCCCGCCTTCAACCCGCCGAACATGCAACCCAAGGACACCGATCCCATGGTGTCCAAGGTGGACATGAAGAACACCCAGTGGGGCTTCCGCGAGGGCCAAGCCCCGCCGATGAACCAAGAGGCTGTTCCGGCGATCAGCCACGTCCGCAACGGCGGCTGACTCCGGTCAGCTTCCAGATCTTGAACCCTCGAACCGCATAGGCACACCCCCATGTCCGAAGGCATCACCATCACCCCGGAGCAGAAGGCGGTCTACGACCGTGCGATGAAGCTCCTGTCCGACATGAACTCCAACCCCACGGCTCGACCGCTGATCGAGAAGGCCGTGAAGGCAGTGCATCCGGACGTGGTGACGGAGGAGGAGAAGGTGACGGCTCAGATCGAGCCCCACCTGAAGCCGGTCACGGACAAGATGGATCTCGTGCTGAAGCGGTTCGAGGAAGAAGATGCCCGGCGCACTGCCGCCGAGGAGCGTCAGGTCGAGCAGGATCTCGACGCCGGCTTCGATCGCCTGCGCGCCCGGAACTACACGGACGACGGCATCGAGAAGATCAAGCAGCTCATGGTCGAGCGCAAGGTGGCGGACCCGGAAGTGGCCGCCGCCTATTTCGAGAAGATGAACCCGCCGGCAGCCGCCGCCGAGGGCGCGGGCTGGACCCCGCAGACCTGGGCCATGGACGCTGGCACCTCCGATCCCGGCACCGACATCGCCGCGCTGTTCGCGGACGAGGATCGCTGGGCGGACAATCAAGTCAGCAAGGTGCTGAACGAGATCCGCGTCGGCTGATCGCCGCGCGTAGGAATTTTGAGGGGGTACGACAATGCCGATCGCAGGTACGGGTCTCGCGCCCGCTTCAGGCGCCATCTTCAACGAACTGGCCGCGATCACTCGCCGGGCGTTCGTTCCCAAGCTGGTGGTGCAGCTCTACAAGGCCGCGCCGCTGCTTTCGCTGGCCCTGCGTTCGGCGCAGCGCGCCCGCGGCGGCCTGAACCAAGTCAACATCCCGATCCAAGGCGCCTCCTACGTGGGCTTCAACTGGACGGGCTATGACGGCTCGTTCCCGCAGCCCCAGGTCAACGCCGCCGCGCAGACCGCCGCGTGGAACCTCTCGGTCGGTGTCGTTCCGATCCCGCTGCTGGGCATGGAATCGCTGATCCAGTCCACCGAGGCGGTGATCCCGCGCATCAAGGCCGTGATGACCGACGCCAAGACCGTCGCCGTCCAGTCGATCGCCTCCGCCCTGTTCGGCTCGAGCGGCTCGAACGCGCTGGCCATCAACGGCCTTCAGGACATCTACGACACCGGCACCTACGCCCCGTCCTACGGCGGCATCAGCCGGTCCACCAACACGTTCTGGAAGTCCACGGTCTACTCGTCCTCGCTGGCGCCGTCGCGCGCCACGATGATCGCGCGGATCATGGCCACCACCCAGGCCGCCGGCGGTGAGTCGCCTGACATGGTGATCATGTCGCTGGCCGACTGGACCACGCTCGCCGCCGACTTCCTGTCGAACGAGCGCTACAACACCGACCCGGGTTCGCGCTACGGCAAGGACGATGCGGTCAACTCGGGCTTCCGGGCCCTGATGTTGGGCAACACCCCGATCCTGACGGACCCGTTCTGCCCGGTCGGCACCTGCTACTTCATCAACACCAAGTACCTCGCGCTCTACCTGTCGGAAGACGCGAACTTCGCCTTCTCGGGCTTCCACAGCCTGATCCCGAACAACCAGATCGCGTCGGTCGGCGTCCTGATGGCCGCCATGGCGCTGGTCTGCTCCAAGCCGATCTCGGGATCTGTGGCAACGGCGGTCACCGGCGCAGCGTTCTAAACTCCCGGCATTCTGCCGGTCCCACCCCCGGGCTTCTGAGGAAACCCGGGGTTAACCAGAAAGCCTTCGGGCCTTCGCCAAGGGAGACTTGAGATGTCCACCACTCCGCAGCGCGGCCCCGGGATGCTGACCCCGGCCCTCTATCCGATCCCGTATGCCACCGCGACGGGCGGACAGATCAACGGCGCCGCTGGTCCGCTGACCCTCGCCGCCGGCCAGACGCAGGTCATCCCTGCCGGCCAGTTCATGATTCAGCCGGGCTCCTACACCTTCCTCCAGGCCAAGGACCCGATCACCGGCCTGTGGCGCATGGCTTCCGCCAACCCGGGCGTCGCGCGCTTCGTGGACTCGGACGGCCAGAACTATCGCCTCGCGAACCTGACCGGCTGCCCGGTCGGCGCCCTGATGACCAACGTGGGCTCCGGCTACACGTCGGCCCCGACCGTGGCTGCTTCCGCTGGTTCGTCCGCGTGGACGGCTGTCGTGGGCGGCGCGATCAACTCGACGGTGACCGTAACCACCGCCGGCGCAGGCTACGTGCACCCGCCGACCCTGGTCTTCTCGGCTCCCCCGGCGGGCGGCATCCAGGCCAGCGGCATCGCGGTTGTCTCCGGCGGCGCGATCTCGTCGGTCACTGTGACCAACCAGGGCGGTGGCTACACCGTGGCCCCGACCATCACGGTAGTGCCGAGCCCGCTGGACACGATCACCACGACTGCGGTCCTGACCGTCAACGCGACCCTGGCCGGCTCCGGCACCGTCGTCGGCGTGCTCTGCACCGACCCCGGCGTGCCGCAGACCTCCGTGGTTACGCTGTCCTTCACCGGCGGCGGCGGCGCTTCCG